CCCCATTTAGTAAGGTTAAAACGTGCTTGTTCAGCAAAATGCGCGTCGTAGTGAAACTGGCACAGCTTCGACCATCCTGTTGTTTGCAAAATCTTATGAAGAGCCGAAGTCTTGCAGCCACCGCCAGAACATAAAACATGCGCGTCTGCATGGTATTGCTCCAAGGTATCCGCTCGCTTCTTCCAACCGCAGCCGCAATACCGACCGTTATTGATCTCAGATTTACATTTAGGACATTGCATTGATTTCTCCCAAGTATTGTTCAAATTTCGTTGAATTAAAAAGGGTGGCTGGTCGCAGGTATTCGGACATTTTAGGGTCTTTGCCCCATTGTTCGCACTTGTTAAAAATTACTTCCCGACATTGCAAATCGGTAGCTCCCGACTTTAGCCGCGCCGTGATGAGCTTGAGATTGCTATCAACCGGCCTGTAATTGCGGTTTGTGTTCGCATTCAGGTATTCAAGAATTTCGATTGATTGGACGTAAAATTGATCTGATACGTCGGGCTTGCCCGACAATGTAGTTGATGTTTTATTTAGGTTTATAGGTTCTTTGGTTGTTGAGTTAATAGGTTGTTTGGTTAGCATACCGTCCGCATCATCATCGCAGTGCGGTGGCAATGCGTTCGCATCAGGTAAATCTTTGATTTTATTCCATCTTGTTTTTGCGCTATCAGCAGCCTTGCTAGACTTGTCTTTGTACTTGGAAATTTCAAAGTCGCACCGCTTGTGAAAATACTTACCCTTACGTTCATGGAAGAAATCAGCAAGAACTCGTTTGTATGCTTGCTCCTCTTCCGTAGTGCGAACGCATACCAATCGCATCGCAGACGCATCAAGCGGCTTTTCGGTAATGTAATAAAGGTCGATCAATTGTCGGTAGATTCCGTGTTCCAGCAGGGTTAGATGCCCTGTGTCGCGGCGGTAATCGCCTACGTGATGCTGAAAATAAAACACAACAGTCTCCTTTGGTGCTGGTCTATCCGGTGAGTTTCCGGAGCATCAGCACCCATTTCGGGTTTAATAACGGTCAGATAGACCAGCCCAAAAGAGACTGTTTTACCTGATACTCTATGCGCTTCTCACAACGCAAATAAATCATAAATTGTTTTTTTGTCTTTGTAAAGCAATCATTTCCTGTCTCAATTCCTGCCTTGCTGCCTCGCCACGTTTCTTGCCGATACCCTCCAGGTAATCGCGTTTTTCATCATTCGGCTTTGTCAGCACAAACCGAGCCTCGCACTCGTGGCGCCAGCACTCGCAGGATGAGCAGACCACGCGACCGTCGCGCAGCGTGACTGGCGAAGTTTCGATTAGGTTGCAGCCAAGGCAATCCATTATTGGATCACTCTAGTTCGGTAATCCACCCAGTCTCGTACCGTCCATTTTGATACGCCAAACATTAGAGCAATGGCGCTATACGGCTTGCCGAACCGTTGCCGCTGGTGGCGAGCTTCCTGGACGATTGAAAAGGGTATTTTTGCCTTGTGATGCATCATTGTTTTTTGCATGACAAGTCACGTGACAACTGGCTTGTCACGACCTGTTGCATATAGTGCCTCGTCGATTTTCAGCGCCCCGTTAGTGAGCCTGTCGATGCGCCACGCCTGCTTCTGCGGAATAATTGATTTCCACGCCTGAACCGCCTGAGTTGATAGCCCAAGTGCTTCCGCTGTAGCTCGTTTTCCACCGAAATGCGTTAGAACGTCGTTAGTTTTCATATGTAACCCTTTGATTTCATTGAGAAATAAATATATCTTAATTATTTGCAAATATATGTTTACAGCCAAAACAGAACTAATTATAATTCTTTACATACCCGCTTGCAAACGTGTTTAACCAAGGAGAATCAAAATGAACCACACAATTACCGCACAAAACATTTATCAAGAATCATTTCACAACCTTTGCTTTTTGAGTGATGTAACAAAATATGCCGATCCAATTAGCGCAATTAAAAAACTAAATATTGAGTGGAATGTTGAAAAAGACAATTGCGGCAACATCGTAAAATTTTACTAAAAATTAACGGGGGCTTAGGCCCCCATTAAAGGAGAATCAAAATGAACATGTCTTATTGCAGATTTGAAAACACAAACAGCGACTTGCTTGACTGCTTAAATGCGTTAAACGAAATGCAAAGCGGCGCGGGCGAAAAATTAAGCGGCAGCGAATTGATGGCAGCAAAAAACCTTGCGTCTACAGCGCTCGAAATTGTAGCAATGCTTGCGGATCATGTTGGAATTGAGTTTGACGATCATAAAATTGGGCAGCATTTAGATTCCGCAATTTATTCTTTAAATAATGAAGCAACCTGATTCCCCTGCCCCTGCCAACGCGGGGGTTTCGGAATACGCCGCCAGAGCGACTCTGGCAAATAAACGGAGAAACAAAATGAAAGTCAAAATCGTCGAAGCCAATCGTCAGAAAATCAATATTATGCTGGGCGAAATCAACGGCAAATCGTTGGCGCACACAGCAAACGACAAACATGTGTTTGAGCTTGCTGAGTTAATGGAAATGAAACTGGAGAAATTCGGCATTGCCAAAAAAGATCGTAGCGGTGCGCGGGCTTCTGGCATGTCCGGTGGTGATGTGCCGAGTGCTTATCGATATTCTCGCCATGTCAACACTTACACAATCGAGCGCGGATCGTCAGACTGGTTTTTGATTGCTGCAACAAAAACAGAAACGTGGGGAAACGCAGACAAAGATCAATTGAGTCTGACACCCGCCCAACGTGACATTTCGGTGTCGAAATTCACCGCCCAGTTCTCGGTGCAAGCGGTTGTTGAGCTGGCGGTGGCAGCATGAACGCAAACGCGCAGTTGAGAATAAGCGAGTCTGTAGCAAAGGCAAAAAACGCAATGCTTGAAGCTGCGCGGATTGCTCAAGAACAGCCTCGGTCGCTGGGGATTTGGAAAAAGCTAGACAAGATGACCGGCAAGATCGAGGCGCTACAACGCACAGTATGGGGTGTGAAATGAACGAACCTTGCATGTGCGGAGCCACCGACTGCCCGATCTGCGGGCCACTGCAAGGCTACTCTGTCGGCGCAAAACCAACGGCTCGGCATCACGAGCTGGCGCTGGAAGGCGTGGTGGAAACCGTAATGGATTGCGGAATGTGGCCGCAACCGGTCAAAGGAAAATTCAAAAAATCAGAGTTTGATCTTTACGATTTCCTGCTGGAAGAACGCGACCCTAGTTATTTTCTTGAAATGTATATTGGCTGCGTTACTAAAAGAGATGTATCAGACCGCATCCAGCGCGAGCAGGAAACAATAAAAGAAATGCTAGAAAAGCACTTTAAAGACTCGGACATTGTCGCAGACCTTGCCGCCGAATATGCGAGCGAATCATGAGCATCTCAGAAGTCTGTTTTTACGCTTGCGTCGTCGGCGCGGTGATATGTTTTTTAATTCTAATATATGGGGTAACAAATGAATAAATCAGAAAGCATTGCAGGACTCGCAGCAGCACTGGCGGCGGCGCAAGGCGTGATGAAAGGCGCACTTAAAGACTCTGCAAATCCGTTTTTCAAAAGTCGCTATGCTGATCTCGCCTCGGTGGTCGAAGCCATCCGCACCGCGTTTTCTACTAACGGCCTGTCCTACATCCAGACGGTAGAGCCAAGCGACAAAGACGAAGTGCGCGTCGAAACGACGTTGCTTCACGCATCCGGCGAGTGGATTTCGTGCGGTATCCTGTCCCTGCCTGTCAGCAAGATTGACGCGCAGGGATACGGCTCGGCACTTACCTACGCTCGCCGCTACAGCTTGTCTGCCGCTGTTGGAGTAGCACCGGAGGACGACGATGGCAACGCCGCCAGCCTTGCAAAACCCAAACCGACGATGGATTGCACAGATCACATCAGCGCATTCCACGCTGCCGCTACTCTTGATGACCTTCAAACAGCATTCAAAACGGCCTACAAAGCTGCTCAGACGGGGCAGGACTCGATGGCAATGGCAACACTCACCAACGCTAAAAACAAGCGCAAAGTTGAATTGGCGGCGGCATGAAAGTCATTGATGCGGTTCAGGGAACACCCGAATGGTTGTCTGCCCGCGCCGGTAGGGTTACGGCCAGCATGATTTCCAACGTCCTGATGAAACCCGAAACAGCGGGATTTCGGGACTACCAGGCACAGCTCGTCGCTGAAATTCTTACCGGTAAGCCGCAGGGATCGGACTATACGAATGTCCACATGCAATATGGCACCGAAACCGAACCCCTCGCTAGATCAGCGTATGAGGCCGAGACGGGATTTTCAGTGGACGAGGTGGGGTTATGTATCCATCCGACCATTGAACGCGCTGGTGCCTCGCCTGACGGTTTGGTAGGCAATTCAGGGCTGGTAGAGATCAAGTGTCCGAAAGTGGCAACGCACCTTGCTTATCAGATTGCCGGTGTTGTCCCGTCAGGATACAAGAACCAGATGATGTGGCAGATAGCTTGCACCGGCAGGGACTGGTGCGATTTTGTTAGTTTCCGCCCTGACCTGCCGGAACATTTACAATTGTTTGTTGTTCGTTTTAAGCGGGATTCTGAGAAAATATTAGAGTTAGAAGCAGCCGTAATTTCTTTTCTGTCCACTGTGGACGCAATGCTGGCAAAACTCAAAAAGGTATAAAAATGCACATTTCTATAGTTTGGCACGACCGTAGTTTCAACATCAACCTGCATTCCGGCGAAGGCAAAGATGCGTTTCTGGAGTTGAAAGGCTGTCGCATCCAGCAGTCGCAGAAAGGTGAGTTTGTCTCTATGCCAAGCACGAAGAATGCGGCTACGGGCAAATACTGGAACCACGCCTACATCAACTCTGCGTTTCAAGTAAAAGTTTTGGAGTTGGCAAAGGCATCGCAACCAGTAGAGCAAAAAACCGAGCCTAAAAAAGAACTTAAAACATTTGCCGACATTGACGACGACATAGCGTTCTAGGAGCCTAAAAATGAGCAGAAACGCATTTACCGAGCTGGACCGCGAATATACCGAGCGCGAAGATTATCTTGCCGACCGCGCAGAGGAGCGCAGCCAAAAACCGTCAATCGATCCTTGCCCGTTTTGCGGGCACGACGACATCGAAGTTGACGAGATAGAGATCGGCATCATTGCGATTTGCTGCCCTGATTGCATGTGCATCGGCCCGCACCAGGACGGAACCCAGTCTGTCGAAATGGCCATCGAAAAGTGGAACCGACGGAAATGAAAGAGTTTAGGTTAAAAGTTAGCGTCCGCAATAATCTGCTTTTGTCGGCAATCGAGGCGCAGGGCTACACCTCGGTTGCCGAATTCGAGCGGGCTTGCGGGCTTGGCATGGGCAGGATTAACAACCTTGTCGCAATGCGAGACGCACCGATTCTACAGTCGGGTGAGTTTTCGCAGAACGCAAAGCTGGTAATGGAAGTGCTAGGTGCAGCACCTACCGACCTTTGGACAGAGCAGCAACTTACTATCAAGCTCAAAACCAACAGCGGTGAGCGGGCTATAGATGCCGACATTGTGCAGCACTTGTTGGAGCAAAAAGACAAAACCGACTATCTGCCATCGCCTGAAGATTCGTTGCTAGCAGCAGAGACATCGGCAATAGTGAATGAGGTTTTAGGAACTCTCAAGCCGCGAGAAAAAGACGTTTTGCAGCAACGATTTGTTAATGATTCGACGTTACAAGAAGTCGGGAATCATCACGGATTATCAAAAGAACGAATCCGAGCTATCGAGAGTAAGGCGTTAAGAAAATTACGGGATGTAAAACGTGCGCCAATTCTGAAGGAATTTTATTGATGAATAATTTTATGAGCGCGCTACTGCCGCAATTTCACGTAGTAAAAGGCGCAAGAAAAGTTTCGTTTTGGGTTCCAGCAGAGGATTTCTCTGCTGAAACAGGGATGACATATTTGCAAGAGGTCGAGCATGACTTGAAGATATTCCAAAGGCGGCTGGACAAGGCAATTGCAACGGGCGTTTGCGGCCAGCGGCTTGAACTCATACGGCGGCAACGTGATTACAAACGGAAAGTTTTTATCAAGTTAAGGAAGGCAACAAAATGAAAACATTCTACGCATGGCATTTTACTGCGGACAAACTGCGTGATGGCTCGCCGTTGCCTAAAGTTGGAAAGTGGGAGCATTACGAAGGAAAACTTGAAATGTGCAAATCAGGCTTACACTGGTCGCGTGACCCATTTG